CGGTTTCGGCAGGCTCTGGCGTGCTGACGGGTAAAAAGTATACGCACGTTACCCGGCAGGTATTGCGGCAGATCAAACCGGAAACACGCGAGCTTGTTACGCAATCCGATAATACGGTTAAGGTAGAGAGCGCAACGCTCGTATCTCTCGTAAACGCGACGGCAGTCGCAGAACGCCTTGCTGAGTATTACAGCCACAACGAACGCATCAATTACAAAATCGCAACCAAACGCGAAATCCCCGGTGATGTAGTGAAGATTGCACATCCTTACGGCGGTACAGTCTCCGGCTGCATTGAAAGTGTAGATGTCACCGTGTCTGGAAAACTGGCAGCACAGGAAAGCGTGCTGATTGATTATTTCCCACCGGACATTGGCGCGCAGGAATATTACGACACTGTGGAGGTGTTGACACAGAACGGCACTTGGACGGTGCCGGAAAATGTGACGAGTATTCGTGCAGTGCTGATTGGGGGAGGGTCTGGCGGTTCGAGCGGATGTGAGGGCGAAGATGGCAAGAACGTGTACAACGGCGGTGCAGGCGGCAAAGGCGGCATAGCAGGCGCAGGCGGCGCGGGTGGAAAGGTTTACAGCGTTGAAATGAATGTTACGCCCGGAACGGATTACGCAGTGCAAATTGGTGCAGGCGGCAAAGGTGGCGTATATTCCGCAGACGGCAGCGTGGCCGGTACGTCTGGCGTGCAAACAAAGTTCGGCTCGCTATCCTCTGAAAACGGCTCATCTTCCGATATTGGTTTTGCAGACCCGGTCAACAAGCAGTTTTACGCTCAAGTCGGAGACGACGGCATCAAGGGCGGAGATGGCGGCAGCGGCGGCGAAGCGAACTATACAAGCAATGATAACAAGGTTCGTGCAGGCAAAGACGGAGGAAACGTCCTCGGCTACGCAGGTGGCAAGGGCGCAAGCGGCACCGTGTATAAAAGCGGCATCAGCACAGGCGGTCAGATTGGCGTTTCTGGCGGAGGTGGCGGTGGCGGTGCCGCTATGGGCAACGCGGGAGAAGATGGCAATGCCGGACGCTTGGAATGGACGAATTTCGACACGTCTGAGCATAAAGGTTACGGATGGCTCGCAAAAGGTGGTGCAGGCGGCTCTGGCGGCAACGCAACTATCATTCCGAACATGCCGGCCATGCTCGGCTGCGGTGGCGGAGGCGGTCACGGAGGCGGTGGCGGAGGCGGCGGCGGATTGACGCAAGCTGTAGACACGTGGAGCCATTCCGGCGGAGAGGGCGGCAACGGCTCCAACGGTGGCGACGGTGCACCCGGCTGTGTCCTCATCTACTACCGCGTATACCGCGCAAGCTCTACCGGACGGCTCATCACCCGCGATGGCAAGGGCTTCAACGAGAAATTCACAAGAAAGGTGGTTGTATAATGCCTGATACTTACATATCGCAGTTTAGCGGTGAAGAAATCGATGCTGCGGTGAGAGCGGCGCAGATTATCTCCGGTGCGTCAACGCTTGCTGAACTGAGGAAAAAACTCGAAATTCGAGGTGATACCATTCCGGTTAGTGCTGAGGATTCGACATTGATTTCTGAGGCATTGACGAAAATTTCCACAACGTCCGGTGGCGGTGTCAACCCGAACCTGCTCGATAACTGGTACTTTGGCAGACCGGTTAATCAGAGGGGGAAGACGGAGATTGCAAGCGGCAACTGGAACACATATTTTGTTGACCGGTGGTTGGCCGCATCATCTGAATGCGCGTATGCAATCACTGACGACGGTATTAAAATCTCGAAATTACCACATAAGTACCAGCAGATTTGGCTGCAAAAAATGGAGCGGATGGAGAAACGAACGTATACGCTGTCGTTTTTTCTAAAGGACATTGGACTGCTCAGCCTGACGTTTACGCCGAAAGGCTCGGACTACACGGAGCAGACTTTAGACGGCGGATTTATTGTGTCATTTACATCTGAAACTGACCTTGCGAATCCTATGATCAGATTACTTACCAGTGCATCTGTAACGGTTTCTGATGTTACCCTCCTCGCCGCCAAACTCGAACTTGGCGACACGCAAACCCTTGCGCACAAGGAGAATGGCGTTTGGGTGCTGAATGAAGTGCCGGATTATAGAGAGCAGCTGAGTAGATGTGAATTCTATCGTCGTGTTTCAGCTATTGGTCATTATTTCCCCGGCTCAATGTATAATGACTCAACTGGTGTATTTCTTTTGCCTTTCTCTGGCGGAATGCGCGTAACCCCTTCTATTGAAATTGTAGATCCCGGATTTCTTCATGACTCAAGCGGAGCAAGCCGTGGTTTGAGTGCTAATAATTACTCGATCGAAACTATGGATCGATTTGGAGTAAAGATTGTTTTGCGCGGATTGAGTGGAGTTCCTATCGGACCAGCTAGTATCGCTGATGCAAAATTCGCCCTTTCCGCCGACCTATAAGGAGGTGACACACCATGAACCAAAAATCCCGTGTATACGTCCTCTGCGACGCGCAGAACCGCGTAATGCGCCTTGAGGGAGAGTACAGCTTACCGGACGATCTTACCGGATGGGTGCTCATCGAGGAGGGCGAGCCGTGCGATCGCCTGAATCTCGCGCAGAGCCATTATCTCGCGCTGCCGCTCTATGACGGAGCGGTTCTGCGGTATAAGCTCGTAGACGGCAAGGTGGTAGAGCGCACTGCCGAGGAAATCGAGGCGGATAAGGCGAAACTGTCGAAGCCGGTTATCCCGAAAACCAACGCAGAACTGGAAAGCGAGAACGCTAAGCTCAAGCAGCAGATTTCCGCTCTTGCCGATCAGCAGTCCTTTTACGAGGATTGTATTGCAGAGATGGCGCAAGTCGTTTATGCGTAAGTTAATCAAGACCTACACGGTCTATGTCCATGAAAATAGCACAAACGGTAAAGTTTATATCGGAATAACCAGTCAAAAGCCCGAAAATCGTTGGAGAAACGGGAAAGGTTATTTGACTGGTTACGCGAAGAAAACTCCATTCGCAAACGCTATTATGAAGTATGGATGGGAGAATTTTTCACACCACATTGTGCTTTCTGGCATTCCTCAGGAAAGAGCAAATCGGATTGAGCAAAACCTTATAAGAGTGTTTAACTCCACTGACCGTTCCAAAGGCTATAATCTATCGCATGGAGGCGGCGGCGTTACTGGCTTTACAGTCGACGAGGTAGAACGCAAAGCCCGTTCTGAACGAATGAAGGGAGCCAAATTTTCAGATGAAACGCGCCGGAAGATGTCAGAGGCAAAGAACGGTTACGTTCCGTGGAACCGCGGAAAGCATATAGGCTTTACAGAAAAACAAACAGCAGCGAGAAGAAAACGCTGCAGGAATGTAAAAACTGTTGATGGCGTTTTTGATACTGTATCTGAATGCGCAAAGTTTTACGGGGTGGGTCGTAAAACACTATCTGACTGGCTCTCCGGAAAAAGAAAACCCAGCAAGAAGTACGAACATATTCAAGCTACATATTTATGAAAGGAATGATACAAATGATGGCAACTTTATTCGCAAATCGCATTATTATCGGCAGGTGCACTTTTGAGCAGGTGCCGAACAAGCTCAAACAGCAGGTAGCGGAAATCCTCGTAGAGGAATGCGGTATGCCCGAGCTGGTACCGACTGAGTTCGGCGGTACCAAGGGTGCGTAACATGAAGGGCGCAGAAAACACCGCTGCACCGAACATGATCGTCGATGAGTTTTTCCCGAAGCGTATCACACAGCGTGAGGACTTCGCGGAAATCCGTGAGGCGGTGCGCAAATACAGGATTACGGAGCTGTATCTCACGCAGAAGTATGGCAGAAAGCAGGTGGGATATGCCGACTGAGGTTATCTGCACCATTATTACGGGTGTTGCCGGAATCATCTGCGCTGCTATGGCGGCGCAGTCCGGCAAGCGTGATAAGAGAGCAAGGGAAGAAACGGAGCGGGTAAACCGGAGGGCGGAACAACGAGCCAAAGAGGGACGCTTGCAGCTTGCAATGATTAACGCAAACTGTCAGCTTACTGTTGGCGTAGCAATGGCATTAAAGCGCGGTCACTGCAACGGCGAGGTAGAAGCAGGACTTGCGGCTATTGAAAAGACGACGAAGGAATACGAGCAGTTCTTAGAAGGAATTGCAATAGACCATATTGCGAGGTGATAGTATGAAGATAAATCTTCCTGTACGAATGAAGAACCCGTGGTTCTGGGTCGGTATTGTCAGCGTGGCAATCACGGCCATTGGCGTTGACCCGCAGACGTTTACAAGTTGGGCGGCTGTGTGGGACGGTATTGTTTCGGTGCTGTCTAATCCGGTGCAGCTCTGCACCATGTGCCTTGCGGTACTGAGCGTGTTTATTGACCCGACAACGGCGGGCATTACGGATTCCAAAACAGCGCTGACCTACACCGCACCGAAAAAGAAGGGTGAGTAAATGAGTATTCCATTTAAGCAGTGTAATGAACGAAACTACCGCAAGGGCAGAGAGTTCCCCGTGCACTGGATTGTTCTGCATTTTACGTCTAACAACGGCGATACGGCACAGAACAATGCAGATTTTTTTGCAAGAGAAAGCGGACTGCGTGCCAGTGCGCACTACTTTGTAGACCCGAACGGCGTTGTGCAGAGCGTGAAGGACACGGACACGGCATGGCATTGCGGCAGGGAACGCGGCGGCAGTTACTACAACGACTGCCGGAACGCTAATTCCATCGGCATTGAGATGTGCAGCGTTATCCGAAACGGCGTGTACGTTATCCCCGAGGAGACCATGAAGCGCGCCGCAAAGCTGACCCGTGAGTTGATGGCAAAGTACCATATTCCGGTGTCGCGCGTGTGTCGTCACTATGATGTGACGCACAAGGATTGCCCGGAGCCGTGGGTGAGAAATCCGAGGCTGTGGGAAAACTTTAAGAAAATGCTTACAGAGAAAGAGGTTGAGGACATGACCGAACAGCAGACCCGCGCAATCGCAAAACAGGAGATTGCCAACGCTGAAAAGGCAAAGAAGGTTTACGACACGGTAGACGCAGTTCCCGCATGGGGCAAGGCAACCGTACAGAAACTGGTGAACAAGGGCTTTTTGCAGGGCGACGATAAGGGCAAGCTGGCACTGAGCACCGACCTGCTGCGCCTGCTGGTTATCAACGACAGGGCACACCTTTACGGCTAATTTGCGGACGGACATAAAAGATGGTATAATTCTATCAAGATTGAAAAAACGTATTGTTCCTGCGCTCCTCGAAGCCTTATGAACCTACATAGGGTATTGACGTAGAGGGCACGGGACGGTGTGTTTTTATAGGGTGCGAAGCGCGTAAGTGTGTCGCACCCGATTTTTTATACAAGGGGAAAGATATGCGGTGACACCATAACGAGGGGATACCGCATGAAATTAACGGAATTTACAAGGCCGGAGGTGGAATACTTCCGGCGTGAGTGCAATTTTACACCAGAAGAGCGCGCCGTGTTTGACCTGCGAACATCGGCGCGCTCTATTACTCAGATTTGCATGACGCTGCACATGAGCGAAAGCACGGTGCATCGTCGGTTGAACAGCATCAAATGCAAAATGCTGCGCGTGCTGTGACAGCAAGTTGACAGATTTGTGACAGGTTTTAACGCCCGGCAGACCTTATACTGAAAGTATAAGGAAGTGATCGCATGAGTTACGAACAGAGACTTGAACGCATGGGGTATGACCCTGAGTGCGCTCGTCGCATTGTAGCAGTTTACCGCAACGCAGGCAACACAGATTGCTTAGAGGAGTATATATCCTACAAAGAGGCGGTAAGTAAATCCATTAGCGAACACGTTACGGAGGTGCTGGGTTAATGGCATATCCTTATGGTTACACTGGCTACACGCCGCAGTATCAACAGCAGTACCCGCAACAGCCAATGCAGACACCAATGCAACAGCAGGTGCAATCTCCACAGCATATTGTCCGACCTGTGGCAAGCGTGGAGGAAGCACGCGCGGTACAGACGGACTTTTCCGGTGCGCTTACTATCATGCCGGACACGGCACACGGCGCGATTTACACCAAACAGCTTAATTTGCAAACCGGCTGTGCTGACTTTGTGATGTATCGCAGAGCACAGGAGCCGGAAACGAATAAACCTGGGGAAATAGATTTGTCAGATTATGTTCCGAGAACGGAATTCAACGAACTTATCCGACGGTTTAACAAGTTATGCGAACAACTGGGAGGTGCAAACGATGGTAAATAATCCAATGATGCAGGTATTGCAGCTTATGAGGAACGGCGGAAATCCTATGATGATGCTGAACCAAATGACCGGCAATAATCCTATGGTGAGCACCCTAATGAAATCCATGCAGGGCAAAAGCCCGGACGCGCTGCGGCAGATGGCAATGAACATTGCAAAGGAACGAGGAATCGACCTCGATCAGTTTGCACAGCAGTTCGGCATGAACATCAAGTAAATACGAAACTGTAAAAAAACAGACGATTTTTTACGGTTCCCTTTTCAGTTACGGAATCTTGATGAAAATCCGACGTGAATTTGTCATGTTCGGAAAGCGTACGGTTCCGATCAAATATAACTGAAAAGGAGAATTACACTATGAGTGACGATTCGATGGCTCTGGGTTATGCACTGGGTCAGGACAGCAACGGTAGCAACAACGGTTCCGGTATGTGGGGCGGCGATGGCTCGTGGATTTTCGCATTTCTGATTATTGCACTGATTTTCGGCGGCAACGGCTGGGGCTGGGGCAACAACGGCGGCAACGGTGCAGGCTATCAGGGTGCAGTAACTCGCTCCGACCTGTGCAGTGAGTTCAACTTCAACGACCTGTCGCGCTCGGTTCTCGGCATTCAGAGCGGCCTGTGCGACGGATTTTACGCCATGAATAACGGTATGCTTACCGGCTTCAACACGCTCGGCAGCGCGGTTTCTAACGGCTTCCACGGCGTGGACAATTCGATTTGCCAGCTCGGCTATCAGAATGCCCAGCTTATCAACGGCGTAAACACCAACATGAACAACGGCTTTAACGGCGTGACTGCGGGTCTGACCGCACTCGGTACGCAGATGGCAAGCTGCTGCTGCGATACGCAGCGTCAGGTAGAACGAGGTTTCTGCGACACCAATTACAACGCTGCTACTAATGCGCGTGACATTATCCAGTCCACCCACAACGATACCGACCGTATCATTGCGCGGATTGACCAGATGGAAACTGCACGTCAGGCAGAGAAGATCGCGGCGCTCCAGACGGAGAACCAGACTTTGAAGTTTGCCGCATCTCAGGAAGCACAGAACAATTATCTGGTAAACGCTCTGCGCCCGGCTCCCGTTCCGGCGTTCCCGGTTCCGGCACCTTACCAGTTTTCCGGCTGTGGCTGCAACACCTGCGGCTGCTGAGATACGATATTCAGGAGGGGGAGCAATCCCCCTGCCTTTGATAGGAGGGAATAGTTATGGCTTGCAAGCCTGTACAAAAACTGTGTCCGAACCTGCGTATCTCACAGGGCGTGACTTACGCAAGCGGCGTGCTGACGGTGAACATTCCGGCGGGAGATTATCAGAACGGATGCGTATACGGAATCGTAATCGCTCAGAATATTCCGAGCACAACGATCATCGGCGCACCGGTAGTAATCACAATCGGCGACGGAACGGTAATGTATCCGCTGCTGAAATGCAACGGCGCACAGGCGACAGTGTTTAATCTGGACACCCGTCACAAATACCTGTGTCGCGTTGTCACTTCGTCCAGCGGCGGCAGTTTCCGAATGCTCGGTAATTCCTGCTGCTCTCATTCTGACGCGCTGCGGTCTATTAACGGCACAGCGCCGACGGCGTAAGGGGGTATCATCATGAAACGAGGAACCCGAATGCTGTTGATGCAGCACACCCGCCGAGAGAATGCTTCGCCGGAGGAATGGAGAATCCGCAAGACGTATCCCGAAGATCGCCAGCATTACGGCGTGCGGTATCGGTACAATCATATTGAGCCTTACGGTTACTATGATGAGCGTATTCACGGCGGCGAACCGGAGATGCGGAATTATCGCCGTTATTCTGACGGACGCTTTGCGCCGAAAAGCAGCATGGAATATCCGGAGTATGACGAGTACCCCGATTACGAGGACGAGATGCGCCCTATTGGCTTTCGTGACGATGATGCTTACATGGGGGATACTTCTTATGTAGGTGACAAGACGCACGGTTCTGAGCGCACTATGGGCTATGCGTCCAGCACGCACACCGGACGTATGACTAAGGACATGGCGGACGAATGGCTGCACAACATGCAGAACGCTGACGGCACGACTGGCCCGCACTGGACGTTTGAACAGTGCAAGCAGGTAATGCAGCAGCACAACATGAATTGTGACCCGGTAGAATTTTGGGTGGCAATGAACGCTGTTTACTCCGACTTTTGCAAGGTCAACGAGAAACACGGCATCCGCAACATCGATTACTATGTTGACGCTGCTTGTGCGTTCTGGCTCGAAGACAAGGACGCAGTAAAAAATAAGGAAACGGCATACTATCTCTATGTTGTGAAGCATTGAATGAAGGGAGGGCAAATGTCCTCCCTTCATTGCGGTGTTGAAGTCCCGCGCTATCTGTGGTACAATGTATAGGTCAAGTGGGACTAAACATGGGACTAAAATTTTTGAAGTGTCAAAAGTTCAGACATACTGTGGGGTTTCGAAATTTCACCTCGTCCTTGGTAAGGATGAGGTCACCAGTTCAAATCTGGTTAGCAGCTCCACATTAAAAAGCCTTGTTTCTTTGGTAAATCCATTGAAACAAGGCTTTTTTTGTTATTTTATACGGCTTTGAGCACTGCTGCACGAAGTTCTTGCAGCTCTCGCACAATGTCAGCCATAGGCGTTTTTTGCACTTCGTTAATGGGACTAAATGTGGGACTGAACAAGGCGGCTAATTGCTCACCTGCACGCTCGATCATATCCTCGCCGGTGTGCGTGTAAATCTTGGCGGTGATCTCGATAGATGCGTGTCCCATGAGTTTGCTTGCGACGTTGAGCGGTACGCCCGCACGCTCTAAATCCGTGCAGAACGTGTGGCGCAGATCGTAGGGAACGATAGGCGGCAGTTGCTCGGCAATGGGTGAGATTTTCCCCGCCGCGATCAACTCGCGTTCGGTATCGTCCATTGCGGCGCGGAAACCCTGCCACATGGCACGCATGGATTTATCATCGTACAAGTGCCCGTTACGCGGAAAAACCAATTCACCGAACGAACCGGCTTTCGGCAGGACTGCGGCAAGCTGGGGGATGATCGGGATTTTGCGAACGCCTGCGTCTGACTTGGGGGATTTCTCGGCGCGGGTGTCCCGGTCGTATGCCTTGTTAACGGTAATCATACCGCCTGTAATATCGGCGTATGTCAGCACAAGGCTTTCCGCCGGACGCAAGCCACTATACAGCAGAGTAAGCACCCACGGCCCTGTAGGATGCGTCTTGGCGGTTTCAAGCAAAATAACACGTTCACGGTCTGTAATGCTCCTGTGGCTCTTCTGTTTACCGGTGCGGGGCATTTTCAAATCTTCCGCAGGATTATTGACGCACAAGCCGTTCTGCTTGGCAGCGCGGAACATCTGCTCGATGGCCTGCTGCACCTTCTTTACGGTGTCCGGCGCACGTCCTTCCGCAGAGTTAAGCGCTTCCTGACAGTTCAGCGGACGCACTTTGCTGACGGGGATATCCCCAATGTAGGGATAAACGTAGTTCACAAGCCGTCCCTCGATCAGCCTGCGCGTGGATTCCTTCACGCCGGACTTGTAGGTTTCTACCCAGCGTTTCCCCCATTCCTTTACGGTAACACCGGCTTCAATGAGTTTACTTCCGGATTCGATCTCTGCGCGTTTTGCTCTGATCTTCTCGTTGAGTTCCTTTTCGGTTTTTGCTCTCAGGTCGTAGTGCTTTCCCATATACGTTCCGGTCTCACGGACAAAGCCGCGAGGGTCTTTTTTTCGACGTGGCATTGCATTTTCCTCCTATTTTCGATATAATAAGAGGGTAGAATTCCGTTGCACAAGATTTCTACCCCCGTTTAACGTCCGCCGGTTGCCGCCGGTGGGCGTTATTTTTTTGTTTACGCATTTTTCATGGCTTTTGCAATCGCCTGCGCGTGCATTTCCGCCTGCTCCTGTTTATAAATGTTGATTTGCTCTAATATAGCAAGCCGCATGATAACAGGACGGTCAAACTTCTGCATCGTATAGATGCCACTGTTGCTGTATATGGAAATTTCGCCAATGCTTTCCGAAAATTTTGTTTTCACAGATACATTGTCGATTTTATCAAGCGGAACATCGAGTATTTCTTTTTTGAAAATGCCTTTCGTGCCCATCAAACGCTTATTTGTTAAAACGAGTTTAGTTTGCTGTTGTGCATACATTCCGTATATTACAAGCGCGTCAATAACAGCGATCAGCCAAGCGGATTCTAAACCGTTTACGATTCCTCCTATCGCAACCCCGCCGAAGAATACAGCAACGGTAAACACACTCCATAGGGCTATGGAAATTTTGTACCACATGAAAAATCGCGGTGCGTAGGTGCATTCGGTAACAATTTTTTCGTTGTTCAGCAAATTAGCATCCACTGAGTTACCCTCCCTTTTATTCCTTATACTTTGGATTTCCCAGCATGTTAAGGGAATCCAATGCTTTTTCCTGCCCGTTCTCGGTAAGCTGATTGAATATTGTCGTCAGCCGAGATTGATGGGCGTTTTTTTGTGTCTCATCATACTGCGCGAGATCGTGCAGCATGAATTCGATTGAGTGTTGCATACGCTCTAAGCCTTTTAGATTGGCTTCGAGCCATGCCTGCTTTTCCTGCTCGCGTAAAACAACACTCAACCAAAAGTCCTGTTTATTGGACTTTGCAACAAGGCTGTTTGCGTCCTCTTGAAAATCGAACAAACGTTATTTAGTACCACTTTAAGGCCGTAACAAAACGTTACACCCTTTTTATTTCGCGTATCACTTCCACGGCAGAATAAACGGTTTTATAATCCGTCCTCCGTGGTAGTTTGGTTCCGGGTCTATTGGTTCTTCAATCGCTATTGTAGTATCTGGAATCGTAAAACCGAGACCGCTTAGTTTCTCTACCAGCTTTTGATATTTGGCAGAGTTCTGATTTTTCATACGAGTGAATCCGCTGAGAGATTTAGGACATAGGTCAGGAAGAAGATATCTTACACGGTAATATATACTGTGATTTAACCTACGCTCTTTGTCGTTACGAATCCTGCGCTGCAATTCGTTGTATACTTCGATCTCGTCTTCGTCTCGATCATCAACAAACGGCCTCCAGCTTGTGTGAAGCATAGGCTGTTCTTCGCCTTTATAATAAATCCTATCTTGGTTTCTGTCGTCGAAAAAGACTATAGGGAATCGAACGAACGCGCCGTCTGGCTCTACATATCCGGTCTTTAGAATGAATTTCGGGAGCTTAGGAAAACGCCAATCATTTCCGTGCATGGTATACACACGCCCTTGATATTTGGCAGACACTGCACTTCTTCCGTTTTCCCATGGAATCAAAACAAGATCTGTGCCCATAGCCAGACAGTTGATTTTTACCTCATTGTAGATGCGGGTTCTGAGTGCAGCACCAACCGAGATTTTATTTGAGTTTTCCTCGATTTTATGCTGCCACTCTAAGGCTTTGGAAAATCTTCCGATTTCCTCGTACCATTGCACGACGCGGTAGAAATCGTTTTCACTCCAACCGATGGGCGATTCAAACATGATTTCGGTTGCTTTCTCTATACATGCAAGTGCTAAGTCGTACTTTTCAATTTTCCACAGCCTGCTTGCATGCATCCTTAGAACATATTCCAACGAACCGGTGACACCTAAATCATCGTGCACCGATATTGAATTGTCAAAAGTAGGAACTGGAATAGATTCAATGGACGAAATAGATGTTAAATCATGCGCTTCACCATCTACGGATATTCTTTCTGCATCGTAGATAATATCTCGATTGTCATAAAGAGCACCAGCAGGTTTGGGAAAGATGAATGATATACGTCCATTGTAAAAGCAAACCTCGTAACTCATTTTGACACTCTCCCGTGTTGCATAAGTCCTGTTTATTGGACTTTACTTGTTATTAGAAAACTCGCCCTTGAATCGAACAAGTGTTCGATTTATAATATTGTCATAACTTGACGGACGGTTTTGCTTGATATTGCCTTATATTGGTAATACCATAGTATCAAGAAAGGCAGGGAACAAAACATGGAAAATAATAAATATCCAAACTATGAGGCATTCGCCGCCTATCTCAATACATTTGAAGAACCGGAAAAGATTTTATCCGGTCTGGTGGCGCTCTTGAAACCAAGTGGAAACTGCGTTGGCGATCGATCGGAGAAAGATTAAGTCCTCGTTAGACAAATCTTCGCCAGCAGGCATAATTCCAGCTGACACAAACACATCCATAATATGTTTTGCATTTATCTCTCTCGCTTTGGCTTCGGCCGGAGCGGGAGATTTTTTTATTTCTGGATTTTCGAACTTCTCCAGATCGTCAACAGTGAATCCGAGTGCATGAACAATGGTTTTCAAAGTCCCGTATTGTGGGTCTTTGGTTTGTCCAGCGAAGATTTTATTGAGCGTTCCTTTGGGTATTCCGCACTCATCGCTGATCTGTTGCAGTGTTTTACCACTTTTTTGCTTCATTATATCCAGCGCGTCTACCAGCATTTCAATTCCTCCTTTCTATGACTTCATTATATAACTATACGCATGCAGTGTCAATAAAGAAATTACCGAATTAGGTAAAAATATTTCCGATACACCATTGACAATTACCGTATTCGGTGATATTATAATAACACAGATTACCGAATATGGTAACAGGAGGTGATTGTATGAGATTCATTGAAAAAGAAATGCCGCGATTCAATGTGACCTACTATGATATTCAGCAGGTTATGAATTGCAGTGAAAAGACGGTACGAAACAAGATGCAAGGCATCACGGATTTTACTTACAGCGAAGCCCGTGTTATCCGAGACAAACTGTTCCCCGGTATGAATATTGAGTATCTGTTTGACCGCCACGACAACGAGAGCGCATAAGCGGAGGTGAGCAGCAATGAAGAAAGTCAAAGAGATTTTCATGTCAGGCAGCTTTGGTATAGCGCTGTCCGGCTTCTCACTGGGGTTCTCTACTTGCGTATTGATTTGTAAGGTTTTCGATTTACTTAAATAAGGCGATAACCGAGACAATCAGCGAAGCAATAGCAAGTGCACGAGCAATCATAGCTTCGCGCGAAGCCGCTTTGGCTTCTGTACGAGCATCGTCGATTTGAGTTTGCAGTTTTCGGTTGGTTTCCTCCAACTGGTTCTGCATAGAATCACGGAATTCTAATTCGGCTTCTTGATCGATACGGCGAAGTTCAGAACCTAAGTGCATCATATCAACACCTCCTTTCCCGGCTATTATACCACGTCCGGGAAGGGGCGAACAAGCGGAGGTGATACCGATAGAGGCCCTGTTGAAAATCGCAACACTATGCGTTGCGCTGGCTACTCTGATTATCAACGTCAGAACAATCCTTGCGATCAACAAGGAGCACAGGAAGCGTAGGAGGTGATACCGATGTATATTCCACCTTTTGTTGCCGGAGTGCTGGCAACACTGGGCGTTGAAATGGCGCTGCTTATTGTGTGTGCAATGCTGCGTTGTGATAACAACGATGATGACCGATAACAAACCATCAACGCACTAAGCAACAGACAGATAACAAACCATCAACACACCAATAACACACAGAAAGCGGAGGGTTGAACGAATGACAGCAACAGAATTAAGCAACCGCAGGCGCACGGTTGAAGGTCGTTTACGCACGTTCGCAGGGTGCGAATATATTACCACAAAACAGTTAAAAGACTGGTTTGGCGTTAGTTATCGTACCGTGCAGAGGTATTTAGATGGTGTTCCGCGTTTAACCGGCGGTCGCTATCATGTAGCCGATGTGGCTAACCGATTGGTGCAGGCGGAAGCGTCTGCGTAACACTCCAACAACAGACCATCAACACACAGATAACACACAATCAACACACCGATAACAGACCGATAACAAACCATCAACACACCGAGGCATAAGAAAGAAAGTAACAAAGAAAGAAAAGAAGTATATATATATTCTCCCTACGGTCGAATATATATTAATTTAACTTTCTAAGAAATAAAGAAAAGAATAACCCTCTCACTACGTTCGAGGGTTACAAGAAACCGCGAAAGGGGATTGAAACCAATGACCTACAAACGCTACGGATGGTTAGCAGGATTTTGTTTTTTCGGAATGCTGATCAGCGGCGGCATGACCGAGAACGGAAGAATCGACTTGTTTTCTGGAGCCGCTATCATGCTGGCGCTGCTGGCTGTCGGCATGGTGAGCGCAAGGGCAAGCATGCTACTTGCGGCCTATGAGCACCGGCAGAGATATCGCGGTCGTTACCGCTGAGGGGAGAAAACAGGATATGACGGAAGCGAGAAGGAAAACGCTGAAAGTCAAAGACATGCAGCGCCGGGTTATCGGCAAGGCGATGCACGCCGCGAAGTACGGCTTGCAGATGCGCGAGAGCGCAAAGACAATCAGCATGAACGGAGGACACAAGCATGGTAGTGAAAATTAACGGCTCGGTGTTTGATACCGAGAGAGTGATGCGGTTTGCACCGCGGAAGAAGGGCAGAATGAAATTCGAGCCTGACGATGTATGCACGCTGTCCATGATGGCGGAGCAGGCAGATTACTTTGAAAAGTGCGGATTCAAGACTTGGACCGTTGACAAGATGGGTTGGCGGTTTATGCTCTGGAAAGACGAGTTCGGCAACACGTTCCCGCAGTGCTTTGCACCGATCAGTGGGAAGTTGGAGATGCCGGAACGGGCATGAGAAAAGCCGCTGACGGGTGGTAGGATACCCAATCAGCGGCAAAGGTAAATTGATTTAATACAAGGATACCACAGAGGAGGACGAAAAGCAAGTGAAATGCTACAAAGGCTTTGACAAGGACTTGAAATGCCGTGGTTTTCAGTACGAAATCGGCAAAGAGTACGAGGAAAACACGGCGGATATTTGCCTCAAGGGTTTCCACGCCTGCGAGAACCCGATGGACGTATTCGGATACTACAACCCGGCAGATTCGCGTTACTGCGAGGTAGATTTGGATACTAACGAGCAGACTGAGGAGGACAGCAAGCGGGTTGGCAAAAAAATAAAGATTGAAACAGAGATTGGCCTTTCGGGGCTGATTCAGGCTGGCGTGAAGTTCATTCTGGAAAAAGTGGATTTTAAGAGCGCGAAAGAGAGTAACACGGGCTACCGGAGCGCCGCCACGAATACGGGCGACCGGAGCGCCGCCACGAATACGGGCGACTGGAGCGCCGCCACGAACACGGGCAACCAGAGCGCCGCCACGAATACGGGCTACCGGAGCGCCGCCACGAATACGGGCGACCGGAGCGCCGCCACGAATACGGGCGACCGGAG